GAAAGAGGGTTCTCTAATTCCCTAACTTCCAATGTATTACTAAATAAATGCACAGTAGCAAAAGCCTCTTCCGAAATAACTACCTTACACTTTACTCGTAGTATTATATCAAAAGCAAAAGAACTAACCTGCCAAAGACAATAAATCTCGAATCTTTCACTATTCCTATTTATATAATCGACTAGAATATTGGCATAGAAACCACTTCCTCCCGGTGAAGTAAAATAAATAACAATATTTTCCTCTGAAGGAACCTTATCCATCTCTGTAATAAGTCCTTTTACGTTGTCATTATCTAATTCTCCATCAAAGATGAATGTTTTCATTTCTTTACCTTTTTTGCCTCACTAAGAGCAATAGCAATAGCGGTTTTTCTATTTTTTACAATCGGGCCTTTCTTAGAACCAGAATGAAGAGTACCAGATTTCCATTCATCCATTACTTTTGTAACTTTTTTCTGCCCTTTTGTCGATTTTTTCTTTGCCATCTTACTTCCCTCCATAATATTTCTGTCTCCAAGTCTCAAAACCCATAAATTTATCTATTTTTTCTGTATCACCCTTATTTTTAGTAGGATCATAACCATCTACTATTAATATCTGTCTACAACGACAGTTTATGCGCTGTTCTGGGGAAAGCCCCTGCCATCCAGGGAAAGGGGCCGTTTCTCCCGTCCTATGAAGGTGAAATAACCCCTCTTCATCCCTAACTTGGCCTTCCATTTCTCTATGATCGCCCTTTTCATACTTAGAAGCGGGTCTAACCTTGTCATCATTACGAGTAGACCAGATAATTTTACCGGAAACACCATTTTCTAAGGCTCTCTTAAAGGCTTCCTCTATTCCATGGTTAATAGCCCCGGTATTTTCGGTTCCCACAATAAGTTTTGTTTTAGAATAGGCCATACTTACTGCTGTGCCTAAGTCCTTATACATAGAATTCATAGATTTTCCCATATAAATTCCATTCATAAGAGCTTTTCGAGTATTTTTTCGAGCTTCTATAGGAAAATTAAAAAGAGCCTCGGATACATAGATATTTTGAGGATTATTTGAGTCAAAAATAGATGCTATTTCCGAACTAGAAGGGACTTTAAGTCCTAAATGAACACCTAGAGAAGTATCCAAGGCCCAAGTTGTCCTAAGAAAAGCCTCCTCATACTGAATAGGAAGAAAATTATGTATTCCTTTTACTCCCTTAGTCAAAGCTGGCTCCAAAAGACCTGTTATCCTGTTCTCTAATTCTTTATATTTACCTGATTTTGTTAATTCTGTAAGAGAAATTACCCCATTTCGAGCGTATTTTTCATAAAAACTAGAAACTACCCCTCTCATTTGCTCAAGAGCGTCCAATAATTTCATTTGGACAGTCCTTTCCATCGTATTTTCACCCAGAGAAAGGGATTTTAAGGCTCTTAAAAGCAAAACTGAAAGATCAGGCATATTTTATTTCTCCCCGCTTGGGTTAAAATCAAATACTAATGTATAAAAAGGAACATTAATCTCTATCTGCTGACATTTATAATTACCATCTCCATAAAAAGATGCAATAATATTAAAACCTAACTGCCAACAACGCCATCCATAGAGAGTAAAGAACTTATTCTCCTTATGCAACATACTTACATCCTAAGCCAAGGTTTTCGATACTCAATAGACTCGAAATAAGTCCTTAGTTCAGTAGTATCTACTTCCCTACGAATAAGTTCATTCAAATAAACATCTATAATATCAGGAAATAGAAAAACCTCAGGATTATCTTTAATACTTTGTAACCTACTAACTATATCATCATTAGATAAGAACATTAAAGTCTGAGCAACACTTCCTACCATTCTATCATAATCTATCTTATCCTTTGCATAAAAACCTTCATAAGCCAATTGCTTAATTTCTATCTCTTCCTCTTTAGAAAGTTTAATTTCTACAGTAATGTGGCCTACGGTAAGATTAGGTGTAATTTCTTCAGGAAAACTAACTTTTTCTTCCCCACTATCCCCCGCAATAAATATAAAATTTTCAGGCAATTTCATTTTCAAAGTTGATTCATCAGTAGGAACAATATCTTCTATAGTAGATATTGTTTCACTTATAACAGGAATAGTCCCTCCTACAGTTGAAAGAACAATCCCCCCTTCAGTATGAAGTTCTACATTCCCATTACTATCTTCTCCCAAAATCACTTCAGGTTCTAAAGCATCTAATTCCGCTACAGTCTCTTCAGGATCAGTTACAGTTGTTTTTCGTGTCGCCATATATATCTCCTTATTTTCTTAACCAAGGTCGAGCATACCAGTCTACTTTAGATAACCTATCCATAAGATCAGATACTAAAGCTTCTAGATGCCGCTTGTTTAATTCAAATACTAAAGCCTCTACAACTTCCGGGAAATAACTAAAAGGATTAGAATCCCAACTAATAGCTACACTAATTAGTTCCTCCGTACTCATTCCCTTAAAAGTCCTAGCACAAGAAGCTACAAATTCTAAAATAATTACTTTACTAGATTCTCTATTTTTATAATAAACAGATTTTAACTCTTCTTCACTTACAGTAGGAACTTTACTCGTCATCTTCGTCGCCATCATTGTCCTCCCATTGTTCTAATTCCTCATCACAATATTCATCTTCTTCGTCATAACATATAGGGAAAGAGAATTCAGAAAAACTTTTTCCGAACCACTGCCTATAGATTCCAAAATACACGACTCCATCTTCATCATACGTTCCGTAGTATAGACAAGGGAATAACTGCTTAAATAGATACAAAATCTTCTTTAAGATATTAGTAACCTTTTCCATACCCTCGGCCTTATACACAAACTCGTCATTTTTAAGGATGAACATTTTAGCTCTCCTTTACAGCCGGATTGAGGAATCGAACCCCAGACCTTCGGACTACAGAACCACTGCTCTTCCAACTGAGCTAATCCGGCCTTCATTTAACAAATCCTGTAATCTACGAAAGTACAATTTTCACAAAACACCTTCCTTTTAGGAGGATTGGAAGTAAGGATAATACTATCTACATCCTGTAGTTCCCTACCACACTTCGGACAAGCTATCCCATTATATTTAGGATACCGATTAAGTTCTATATAATGTTCCGTAAGCATCTTGTTCCAATCATCTAGAGTCCTCATGTTAATGTTATTCTCCCTTCATCTATCATTTTTTGTATTTCTTTTGCAGAAATATAGGTACTTGTTCCTGCAATACAGTTATTAATTAAAGTATATGATGTCCAAACATTCTTATTTGCATTACATCGCCAGCACTCTTGCACCGTAGGCCCATAAACAGAGCCACATTTAGGACAAACCCACGCCTGTCCGTATCCCATAGGAACATACTTTATAGTTTCTGTATTCTTACAAGACTGACATATACCGTCGAAATCTCCAGAAGAAAGTTCATTTTCCCCACACCTTTTACATTTCATCTCAGTCCTCCGGTAAATGGTACTGTACTTTAAGATCAGAAATATAATCTTTCAAAGTCTCTACATATTTCTTGGTCTCTTCGTCCAAAGCCGTATACTTATAATCAGACCGCAACCTTTCCGTTAGATCGAATAAAATTAGTTTATACCCTATAGCGTGAGAATACAACTCTAAATCTTCCTCGTCGTGAGCTAAAAATACAGCCATCGGATGTGCTAACTCTTCAGTCATTCTCCTACTCCTTTCCCATCAAGTTCCCAATAGAACATCCTTTCTCCTGTATGTATATCTTGCAAAGGAAAATGATTTCCACAATATACACAAAAGGTTGCTCCATAAAAAGAAGGGTCACGAGCATAAGTTTCTGACAAAGTTACTCCCATTCTAGTAACAGTACCACATTTCTTATGTATATAAGAATCTCTGTATGGCCTAACAAATCCTTTAGCTCTTTCTTCTTCTGAAAGAACCAAATACTTTTTATTTTGACCACCAGAACCTACTTTATTAAGATCAGGATCATTTTTATCCGTAGTAACAGAACTCATTTGTTAGCCTCCTTCTTATTCTTTCCTATAGGTAATCCATTTACCATTTCTTCCGTAGGGGGAGATTTACCCTGATCCCCAAAGTTAGGGTTATCCGTTACGGTAGGACTATCCTTATTTGCAGATTCCTGTTGCTCTAAGGTAGTTTCCATCAATTCGTCCCTTTCCTCTTTCTGTCTATCTAGTTCTTCCTCGACATCAGGAACAACATCATCCGGCATAATATCGGCTACAAGCCAAGAACTAAATCCAGCGTTCTTCATAAGAACAGCCGTATTCGCATACTCCTGTAGGTTAAGCGGAGAGTTACGCTTATGGGCTATATTGATAACACTATAGTCGCCTTTAGCTCTCCCTAACTTACTATAAATCGCATAGATCATTCGGATTCTTTCGTACAATCCCACATCGAAATCGGCTTCTGCATCGGAGCATACATTCTCGAAATCGAAAAGTAGCCGCTGAATAGCAATACCAGAAGCTCCGGTAAACTTTTCTCCAGCAAAATCAGGAACGTGAGATTGGGTATGTATCTGTCTCTGGACTAAATCAGTCATAAACCTAATATACCCATCAGGAATATCTTTCGTAAGGAACTTAACATCAGCGTCCTTATCAAGATACTCAAATACCCTATACCGCTTTAGAATCATAAGAGCCTGAGAAATAACACCGGGGTCTTTCTTCTTTAAGGGGTCGGTTAATCCAAATCGCTTCATTACTAGATAGGCATTAGCAAATCTATCGAACTCGTTCATAGAGTCAGAGAGTAGAACATCGTAAGCGTCGATAAGAGGAATAATCGGCTCGATAAGTCCCATCATCTCGTCCCCGAAATAATATGGAACTACTGGAACCTCCCCAAAATAGTTTACTCCTGTATCTGTCTGTTTAAGAGTCCACGATTTAGTATCTTCGGTACTCTTCGTTCTTTCATACTTAAAGGAATTAGAAGGATAGTATACCTCTACGATATACTTATCCTTCGTAACTTGGTAGAAGCGAATAGCCGCTACCTTTTTAGGTTCAGAACTAAAGTCATAAAGTAGAATCATCTCTCTAGGGTCAACAGTAATGAATTTAACTTCGGCTTTCGGGCTTAGTGTTTCTTGATCCAATACTCCATCTAGAAAGAGGAGTTCATACGATACTCCAAAAATTCCAGTATTTCTTCCTGCTCTGGACACTTTAATATGCTCATTATTCAATCGGTAGTTTCTCATAAGATGTACGAAAGCTACCTTATTATCCTTAAATCTATCAGCAACATTTTTAGGGGCCGTATCCGTAGTATCTTCTATAGGCTCAACTTCAGATTCTACTTCTACAGGTTCCATCCCTAGAGACTTTAGTTCCTGCTTTACCTCGATAGGCTTATAGGACACATACTTCGGCCTATAGGCATATCCAGTGAACGTAGTGATAATCTTCCGCGCGTAAGGCACAGGCAGACGAACATCTGGGGTATTTTTAGAAGAAGTATCTGTATAAGTAAAGGTACTATCCTTTTCTTTTTCTGCTAGGATACCTGTCTGCCTATGTAGAATAGCACTATTTCTACCTTCATAGTATTCCCAAAGTCTATTTAGTTTCGGCAACTCTGTTTTCTCGTAAGCATCTATAATCTCTAATATTTCCTTCTCATTAAAGGAAGTTTTATCTGTCTTCATTAGTGTCATAATATATCCTCTCTTATAAAAACTTATCCCTATTATAAATCTTTTCTTATATAAAAGGAATCTACTATAGTCCGAGATACCTCATCATATCGAACCCGTGAGTATTCATAACTCTTCCCGAATACATATTATTATGCCAGAACGGTTCCGTACCATACCGGCAATTATGCACTATGTATCCTCCATTAACAGCAAAACAATGAGTATTCTTTACTTCCATATTGTAAACATCTTCAACGCCTTTTGCTTTAATTGATTTTATTTTTACTCTCTTTATATCCTGGTTCATTTATAGTTCTCCCTCTTAAAATATCACCACATGATCTAGAGCAAGTTATAGTTGACTCATACTTACTAATAGAAAATGATTTCCCGCATATAGGACATTCTCTTATAATATTATCTAATCCACTCTTTCTTCTCCAAGCCGACTTGCATTTATTAGAACAAAATCTGCTATTGCCTAGTGGAGAAACTTTATACTCTTTTCCACAATAATCACAGACCTTATCTATTAATTCTATATTATTCATAGATTTAATTAGATTTTGTCTAAACTCTTCTCTTTTTTCTTTGTCTTCTGGCCAGACGTGATCTGGCCTAATTCTATTTAAATGTTCTAATTGCCTTTGATAATTATCTTCATTCTTAAAATATAAAGTAGAATGAAAACTAGAATGCTCTTTCTTACTTATTAATTCTAAATTATCTATAGAGTTGTTTTCTTTATTCAAATCAATATGATGAGCAGAATAACCTTTTGGCTGTTTACCTTTATACTTTTCATATATGTACTGATGTAGCCATCCCTTTTTACCTTTTAATTTTTTAGTTTTATGTGTAGCTTCATAGTAACCATTTTCTTGCTTTACCCAAACAATATCGTCATATACTATTTTGGCCTGTTCCAATTTGTATCACCTCATCACCTTCTTTAAGGTCTTTTACCAGAACCCATCCTCTGGATGTAAGAATAGGATGATCTGCTGTAGCTTCTATAAATCCCCCATCTTCCATCTCTATAATATAAACTATTTCAGAGTATCTAGTAAGAGATACGGAATCGAATTTCTCCAAAACAGGTTCATTACCATTAAAACTATAAACCTCTCCTTCTTTCCCAACCAAATCTTTTATTTTGAAATCCCCTTCTTTAGTATTTACTATAGTATTTCCTGAAAGACAGGCCGCAATGCAGTCATCATTAATTTCTATGAACTGTTCCGTAGCTTCTCCGTCCTTATCCTTCTTACGAGCAAAGGTTTGGATTTCATTCGCTAGGTTAGGACAGTTAGAAGCGTGGATATGTATTCTAAAGGACTTTAGGAAGTCTATACCGAATCCTATAGAACCGGGGCCTTTCTCTGCGGCATCAACATGGAATCCCGCTCCGTTCCATTCTACTATCCTATCCGGTTCGGCGGAATCCGCTACGATCTTAAAGTAATTTCCTACTTCCCCGAAGTATTCTTTAGCGGCTTGGATAAACCGAGTATTCTCCCACCCCTTTCCGTAGAGTTCGTCAAAGATGTACATTTCTCCATCCTTAAATCCCCCTCTCTCTATAACAGCCGCGTGTACAAATCCGAAGTCCATTCCGGTAAAGATATTTTCTAGATCATCTTCCTTATAGGGGAAATCTTTTATAATATAGTCCGTAAACACCCTATTACCGTAGACACCCCACTCTCCATCGACATAGACCTGTTTGAAATATGGATCAGTAATCCGTTCCATCTTGTTCTTGGTATCTTGGTCTAAGAATGTATTATCTTTATAGGTACTTCTATGGGTAGTAACATGCTCGGGGTCGGGGGTATCGAAATAGGTTTTCTTGATCCAATGCCCATTCCATATCGGGTTCATTGTCAGAATCCCTTGCTTAACGAAATCTACATTACCCCTTAACCGTAAATTCAACTGTGCTACATCTTCAAAGGTAGCTTGATCTGCTTCTTCCAGCCAGTAATCCGTAGGATCAAAGAACGACTTTAACTTATTAACATCGTCGAGTCCTACCCCTATTATGTCATTTCCATTAAGTGTACAGGTAATAATCGTTTCCGTATCATTGTATTTGAATAAATCCTGAAATCCAAAGTTATTGATTACCGCTTTTAATAGATCGTAACAACTATGCCTAACATCCTTTTTTACCTTTCTACACGCTAAATATCTATGTCCCTTTTCCGCTATAATCTTGTATATTATTTTTTGGGCCGTGCTATATGACTTGCTTGAATTGGCTCCCCCAACCAATACTTCCATAGGTTTATCGTCAAAGAATAGAGGATAAAACTTTTCATTCACTACTTTTGGTAACTTACTAAAATCTACATTCATATCTATATTCTAATATATAATAGGAAAAAACTAAACCCTTACTAGGAACTACCGAGGAATACTAGATAGTTCGTAAGGAAGATAGAAATATGTATCATTTTTCCTTTCTTCCTATATAATATTTATACTATTATTTAGGTTATTTATTCTAATTTATTTTCCAAGAAACATACCCTAGTTTCTTCACTCCTTTTTCTTCCTATTTTACCCCTTATTTTTAGAATTTTTTCGATTTTTCTCCGGTGGGAAACGAACATTTTTACCCTAAAGTCCCTTAATTAGTAATAATTAGAAAATCCCTTAAATAATTCATTTCTCTCTAGTATATTTATACCGAAACATATATATTTTTCTTTTTATCCTGTTTCATACATAAAAAGTAGTTTTATTTTAACCTGTACGTCTTATCATGTAAGCTATTTAGGTTATTTTTAACCCATGCAACAATTATATTTCCCTTTTCTTTGAAAAATCCTATAGGAATATCAACTATTTTACCCTTACTTATAATTATAATAGACAGTAACTATATTTAGATGTATATAAGTATTGTAGTAACAATTAAAAAGTTCTTTCATATGCACGATCTATATCTAAACAAAATAGAAACTATGGGTAAAATCTATATATAACAAGTAAATTCCCCTTTTATAGCTACGATCTATATCTAGATGTATATACGTATTGCTAGTAAAAGCCTATGTAACAATTAAAAGTTTCTTTTATACGCAGTAGATAAATTTAGACGTATATATGTGAAATCTATTCAAAATAATTAAAAAGTCCTTTTATATGCAGTAAACAAATTTAGATGGTTCCCTACGTTTCTTCGCGGTTGTTACGGTATACTACCCTTTCTTACTGTCCTTTACGGTTTGTTACGGTTCTTTACGGTTTGGTAGAATCTATCGCTTTCGCGGTTGTTACGGTTTATCGCGGCCTAAAAGAGGCTTATTTGGTGTTGATTTGGAGGCCTGAAATAGCTCTTTTTCAGTACTTACAAAAACCCTCGCGGATAGTACGGTTTGTTACGGTTTATTACTATAGGATACCGTTTCGCGGATAGCGCTATTCTTTGCGGTTCTTTACGGTCTATTAGAGAAGCTTACGATAGAGAGAATACAGCAGAGTATAGCGCGGATTACCCTTTCCTACGGTTCGTTACGGTTTGAGACCGTCCCTTACTACCTATTACTGTATAGTACTATTTAATAGCGTTTTTCGCTTATTTTACTATTCTTTACTATAGATACGAATAGTTAGGAAAACATACGAATAGATACGAATAGATACGAATATACTAGAAGATCGCGGTTATTACGGTTTATAGGAAGGGTTTACTATTTATTACTATAGGTTAGAAGTAGAGATATTAGAGATTTCGGTAGCAACTTTTTTATACTCTATTAAACCGTACTATCCGCGAAGAAGTGGGTTTTTTGGTACTATCCGCGAAATCCTGTGCTCGGCGTTTTCGGGTTTTAGTACGATTTCTTAGGGTTTCGGGTACGATTTCGTGACTTTGGGTGCGATTCCCGGAGTACAATCTCCCTAGTCCTTCCGTAGGGAAGGGAGATTCAGATTCTCTTTGAGGAGTTCCGTATGACCGATTCCAAGACCGCCGCCGCCGCCGCCGCCGCCGCCGCCAGCGTCGAATTAGGAAAGGCACCCATCCGCCGCCCGTGGATGTCGGATGCGGATTTCGCGAAGGTCACCGAAACCTGGAAAACCGCCAAGGCCAAACTGGCCGCCGCTCAGTCCGAGTATAAATCGACCATGGAAGCGGTCTTCAAG